TCACTCTCGAGGTGGTGAGCGGCTCCTGGTATTACTAAGGAGTCGCTTGCCATCTAACCTGTGGTCCGGCTTAGTCACTTTGACGAAGCCGGGATAGTGGGCCTGGATAGTCCACCTCATTATTAGGAGGGAACTTGAAAAGCCTTGTAGAACTGTGGTCGATGCTTGCCAAAGAATTTGGCGAGTGGTGCTACACCAGCACGTCGCGAGACGTTAAAACGTTTCGCGACCGTGTCGAAGCTGAGGGTATGTCTTTTATGACAATAACCCTTCCCTCATTTGGCACTGCTTTCGAGCAGTGTTTAGACAAGGGCTGTGTTGAGCCTGGTGACTTCTTAGGTTTTAAGAGGTCATCTGGTCCCCTCCCCAGATTTCTGGGAGGTTTCCTTGCTCAGTGCTTCGACCGGCAAAGCGGTATGATTCGTGTCGACATAAATGTGGACAGCGTAAATGCCGTCCGCCAGCTTACCAAAGTATTCGGTAAGTTGGAGCTGCAATGCGCAGACCATCGCGTCAGAGCAGCTTTCAACAAGTTTGTCGACATTGAGTTGGAGGTACAGAGTGCTACCACTGCAGTGGGTCCTAGCGATTTTGATCGCTTGGCTCGCATTAGTGCACACTTATTTGGTGATGTATTTAGTCGTCTCTCAAAAGAAATATATGAGGGCGATTTATCACCGAGACATGGTGGAGGAGCCACAGCTGAGAAGCTATCGTCAAACGGACGATTTAAGCAACTAGTTTGGCCCAGCCGGTTAGAGAGCGTGTTTCCTTATGTGGAATATGCCCTCCCGAGCCCCAGTTATTATCAGGAGCTCGACCATGTGTACTTCCCTGATCCCGTGGATGAGTTGCCCGTAAGGGTTGTTCATGTCACTAAAACGCAGAAAGCGCCTAGGATCATTGCCATTGAGCCCGCTTGCATGCAGTATATGCAGCAAGCTATAATGCGGCCCTTGGTAAACCTGTTGGAGAGCGAAGTGGTTCCTGGTTTTACCAGGATTAACAGCTGCTACTCCATGATCGGATTCACTGACCAAGACCCTAACAAGGAATTGGCTCATAGAGGTTCCCTACATGGGGACCTTGCAACACTAGATCTTAGTGATGCATCCGATCGTGTTTCTGTCTTACACGTTGAAGCTCTGCTGCGGAACTTCCCCAGTTTATTGGAGGCGTTCTTAGCAGTAAGGTCGACACGTGCTGACGTACCTGGACATGGGGTTGTTACCCTATCCAAGTATGCGTCTATGGGTTCAGCTCTTTGCTTTCCCGTAGTATTTCTCGGGATGTGCGAAGAGGAATCACCCGCTGAC